ACCTGCGTGCCCTGGCGGAACGTGCCGCCCAAGAGAAAGGCGGCGACGCCGGCTCGCCGGTCCCCGACTTCCCCGAGTTCTGCGCGGAATACCTGCATCAGCCGCTCTATGAGCATCAGCTCCGCATGTGGGATGTGCTCCGGGGCAAGGAGCCCCGGAACCTTCACCCGTCGATGGTCTACCGGAAGGGCCGTCCGGCGCGGCTGCTGGTCAATTTCCCACCCGATCATGCCAAGACAACAACGTGGACGATCAACTACGTTGTTTGGCTGATCCACCGTAATCCCGATGTGCGTGTCGTCATCGTCTCCAAGACGCTGGCGATGGCCAAAAAGATGCTCGGGGCTATCAAGTTCCGGCTGACCGACCCGTCCTTCCGGGAAATGCACCTGCGGTTCGCCCCTGAGGGCGGCTGGAAGGACCCGGACCAGTCGTGGACGACGACTGAGATTTACGTCAAGGGCCGTGGCTCTGGCGAGAAGGACCCCACGGTTCAGGCCCTCGGTATTGGCGGGCACCTCCAGGGCGCCCGGTCCGATGTCATTATCCTGGACGACGTCGTGGACCGCGCCAACGCAGCCCTGTGGGAAGACCAGGCTGATTGGCTGGCGCAGATCGTCACGTCCCGGCTGCCGGACGACGACGAAGACATTCCGATGGCCCCGGATTCGCCGGGTAAGCTGCTGATTTTTGGCACGCGTAACGCGCCCGTGGAGCTGTACCAGAAGCTCCGCGACGAGTTCATGGATTACGACGGTAATCCGATCTATACGTATTTCGCGCAGCCGGCCGTACTCGAATACGCGGAAGACCCCGTCGACTGGGTGACGCTGTGGCCGTCGATCCGCGACCGCCACGGCAACGTGAAGCGCAAGTGGGACGGCCGGGCCCTGGCGAAGCGCCGGGGCGATGTTCGTTCCGAGGCGCTGTGGGCGCTGACCTTCCAGCAGGCCGACGTCGCGGAAAATGCCACGTTCCCCGCAGGGGCGGTTCATTGCGCCGTGAACGGCGCGCGGCTGACCGGCCGGATGCCCGAGGAGGGTCCCGGCGCCAGCCGGGGCGAGAGGGGCATGAGGGGCCTGCACGTCGTGGCCGGGCTTGACCCGGCCACAGTGGGGCACACGGCGATGGTCGTGTACGGCGTGGACCGCGAGACGAAGAAGCGCTACGTGCTCGACGCCGTCAACAGGGCGTCGATGTCACCGGCTGAGCTGCGTACGCACGTGAAGCGGCTGACGAAGCTTTATGGCATCCGTGAGTGGCGAGTTGAGATGAACGCCTATCAGAAGGCGATCATTCAGGATGACGAGCTGCGTTTCTGGCTGGCGAACGCCGGGTGCCTGCTCAGGGGCCACTACACCACGGCCAAGAACAAGTTCGACGCCGATTTCGGCGTCCAGGGCTTGGCCCCGCTGTTCTTGAGCTGCGGCACCGTAGGTGAAGGGGACCGATGGCGGAAGGCCGAGGGCGGTGGCCTGATTGAGCTGCCGAACGCGAAGCTCAATCCCGCCATCGCCGAAATGCTCACGCAGTTCATCACCTGGATACCCGAGGCGAAGAACCAGAAAACCGACCTGGTGATGGCCATGTGGTTCGCGGAGATCGCGGCCCGCGAATATCTGGGGATAGATGCCCGCAAGGAACACTGGCGCACCTCGCCGTTCACGGCGAGGCACGACCTTTCCACCCGCCGGGTCGTCAATCTGAACGAGCTGGCGGAGTCTCTTCGTTCGGACTGGTAGGCGGCCCGGTGTAGTAAATAGACCCATCATTGTGAATTGTGACGACGCCGACCGGACAGCCGTGAATATCGCTGAGCGCCGGGATCGCGGAAGCGCCCGGTCCATCGACGTGGATCGTGTGCAGGATCTGACTATGATCCTCGGCGTTCACGAACACCATCGTGAACGGGAATATGCTTCCGGGGAAGTCGAAGAACTCGACTGGCGGGTTCATCGGCGCGGACGGTACGGATTGTCGAGGCTGCTCACCGATACGTCGTCGCCCGTTTGTGCATGAATTGCTGTAAAGATAGCCCCGCATCTGAAGCACATTAAGGTTATGTCGGGCACCTCTTGCATCCTGGGGCCGACGTAAATCGGCTCCGCGCAAGTTTCGCACGGCTGGATGGTTGAGCCGGGGTAGATCGTCGGCTCGGGGAACCCCTCGCTGAAAAGATGGGCGTAGGGCGCCCAGTTTACCGGTCGGCAGGCACCGATTGTGACGTCGGTCTTGACTCGCTCTTCCATAGCACGTCATCTTAGGAGTTCCGTTGGCCGCTGTCGATAAGGCCGTGGCCGACAAGGTTGCGGCGATGACCGCCGCGTCCGCCGACCGGGACGATCGCATGCGCGCCATCCGGCTGGTCCGGGCCGGCGACGCGGACGACCTCGTGCCGGGCCTGTTCGCGGATATGTGGCCAAAACCGGTCGTGGCCAACTTCATCGACGTTGCGGCCCGCGATCTGGCGTCGGTCCTTGCGCCCCTCCCGTCGCTGTCGTGCGCCAGCGGCAGAATGGAGAGGGACAGCGACCGCCGCCGGGCCGAGGAAAAGAACAAGATCGGCTACGACTACTGGCGGCAGTCGCGGCTCGCCACGCAGATGTTCCAGGGTGCCGACAGGTATAACTCGTACGGTTTCCTGGTCTTCTATTGCGAGGTCGACTTTGACCGGCAGATCCCCATCATCCAGGTCGAGGACCCCTGGGGCTGCTACTACGAGAATGACCGCTGGGGTTTCACCCGCGTCCTGGCACGCACTTTCGAGCTGACGTGTTCTGAGGCATGTACCATGTGGCCCGAATACGAGCACACCTTCCGGCGCGGCAAGTCGGGCACCCCGGTTAGTGACGGCACGAAAATCAAGTTCGTCCGCTACGACGACGACGACCGGACCCTGCTGTACTGCCCGGACCGGTCGGATCTCCTGCTGAACTCCTACGCCAACCCGATCAAACGCTGCAAAGCGCACGTAGTGGAGCGGCCGAAATTGGACGGGGAAACCCGGGGCCAGTTTGATAATGCCATTTGGGTCCAGCTCGCGGCGCACCGGCTCGCCACCCTCGGGCTTGACGCCGCGTACCGGGCGGTGATGGCGCCACTGGCGCTGCCCACCGACGCTCAGGAACTCCCGATCGGGCCGGATGCGGTGATCCGCACCGACAACCCGGACGGCGTCCGCAGGGTGCCGCTGGAGGTGCCGCAGTCCGCGTTCGCCTGGCAGCAGCAGCTTGACTCCCAGCTCCGGGTAGCCTCCGGCTACCCGGAGGCCCGGCTGGGCAGCACCGGCGCCTCGGTCGTCACGGGCCGGGGCGTCGAGGCCCTCATGGGCGGGTTCGATTCGCAGATCAAGACGTTCCAAGAGCTGGCCAGGTTCGGCCTGTCTACAATCACGTCGATCTGTTTCGAGATGGACCAGGCGCTCTTCGGCGGTATTAAGCGCGTCGTGAACGGCGTGATGCACGGCGAGTCCTACCAGATCACGGTGACGCCAAGAGACGACATTGGCGGGAACTACGCCTGCGATTGCACGTACGGATTCGCGGCCGGCCTCTCGCCCAATCAGGCCGCAGTTCTCCTCTTGCAGTTCCGTGGAGATGGCCTGATCAGCCGCAATACGGTGCGGGAGCAGCTCCCGTTCGATATCGACGTCGACGCCGAACAGAGGGAATTGGACGTCCAGGAAGCCGAGGATGCCCTCAAGCAGGGTTTGTTCGCTTTCGCGCAGGCTCTCGGGCCGATGGCGCAGGCTGGCATGGACCCGCAGGTCCCCATCCGGGCGCTCGCGCAGGTGATCACTGCCCGCGAGAAGGGGACACCTTTGGCGGAGGCCGTGGCGGCAGCGTTCACTCCGCCGGAGGCGCCCCCTGAAGGTGGACCGGCGCCCGGGGCGGCGCCTGCCGGCGGAGCTTCCGGGGGTCTCCCGGGCGTTCAGGATAGCGGACTCCTCCAGGGTGTGGCGGAAGGCCAGGCCGGGCAGGCGCCCGGCGGGCTGCCGACCGTGCAGGACATCGTCGCCGGCATTCGCGGGAACGGTGCGCCGAACCTGACGGCCAGCGTCAGGCGCAGGCAGCCGGCCTAGGGCGGGGCGGCCCCCGGTGCCGCGCTCCCCCACGGGTGGGTGTGAGTGCGCTTGTCCCGGCCCACGGGGACCGCCCCTTATTCCGCCGCTTATCGCTTCCTGGGGAAGAAGCGATGCTATTGGGGCGGCGGATGTTCTGAACGTTAGCAGGACCGAGGGGGTTCAGTGGAGATCGAGCTACGGTCTGGCTCGGATTTCATCCGAGTGAGTGATGCCAGCGCGGAGCTGGGCGAAGCCAGCCTTGACGATCTGCTGGACACGATGATCGGTGCGCTGGGCCGCATGAGCGGTGTAAGCGATGAAGCTCCTGTGCCTGTGACGCAGGGGGAGTTCGGGTTCGGCCTACCGTCGCCGGGCCCTGGCGAGGAGTAGCGCCATGGCCATGGCCGAAGACAACAGGAAAACAAACGCCAGCGTTATCCAGAGGTTGGCGTTGGTTAGGTCCGCGAATACCTGAGTGAGTGCAAACGCGGTTAGCCAGATGTGACCGTTTTCCTCTGCGGTTAGCAAGGGCGAGGCTCCTCCCCTTCCAGTTTCCACGCCGATGTGTACGCCGAGATCAGTTCGACCGCCGTGTCGACGTGTAGCGCATTCGGTAGCTTACCTGGCGCCTCGTCGTTCTCGCTCCACCATTTAAGCCACTGGGCTAGGAGCTGTAGCCGGCGGTTGTCCTGCACCAGGCCCCACCGGATGACTTTATCTATCTGGCTGTCCAGCCTCACTGGTCCCCCTTGCGGTGGTAGATAGTTATCCAGTCGTGCAGGCCCCACCACTGGACCATCGGGCACGCGCCGCCTTTCGGCGTGTCCCATTCCTTTTCGAGCATGTTGTGGAACTCTTCGTCGCCGGTGCAGCCGCTGGAGCCTTCTCCGATGTAGATCACCGTGTTGCCCTGGTAGGCGCGGAGCGCGTCGGCGGCCATCGGTTCGTCGTAGGGTGGCCAGCACAGGAATAGCGCCCGGTCGGGGTGCGCACCTGCTACTTCTGCGGTGGCCTTGATTACCGGGTAGAACGTGTCGCGCCTACCGTGGTAATAGTTGTTGCCCTGATCGGGCGGCTCGTGGTCGTAGGCGACCACGCTCACCCCGAGCTGCGTTAGCTGCCAGGCCCAATAGCCGGTTCCGGCGCCGATCTCAACGACGCCTTGGCCGTTGAGTGTTCGCACGATGAGCGCGAGGACATCGGGGCTGGGGATGGCCCAGGCCCACTTCCGGACCATCTCGTGGCGGTCGTTTTTTACCTCGCCACCCGACTTCAGCGCCTTGAAGGGGAACGACTCGGGTGACCACTTGTCATAAAGCCGTATGTCGATGTCGTAGCCCGGGATGACCCTGACGGCCTCCCAGTAAGGGTTTAACACCCCCTTGGGGCTGTCTACCTTCCATCGTTCGATCACAGCCCGGGAGTGTGCATGGCCGGTGTCGGCGGCTATCAGGCGCCCCGTAACCCGTCACCCGTTAGTGGGCCGGGCAAGCTTGCCCGTCGCACGGATGGGGGACCCGCACAGAAGATTATGACCCCAACGGGTCTACCGTACGGCGATGCTGGTGCGCTATCAGCGCAGCAGCACGCGGCGCCGCTGTCGCAGCAGCCGTCTATTCCTACCGCGAATGTCACCGGCGCGGGTGCCACGGAGCTGACTCCGTTCGGGGCGCCGTCGCAGATGCCGGACCAGCCGGTGACGGCTGGGGCGCCGATGGGCGCCGGCCCCGGGCCAGAGGTGCTGAACGGCGGCATGGATGCCGTGTCCAGCTACGGGCCGCTGTCCTCGATGCTCAGTCAACTGTCGGCGTCGGATGCGTCGGGTTCGATTGCGGCTCTGATGATGGAGGCGCAGCGTCGGGGGTTGTAGAGAGGGCTGCTTTCAGGGCTTCCGCTTCACTCACCAGCCTCCCCAGGTGGTTCAGCCCCTCGTAGTTAAGCCACGCCAAGCGGCCCGCCACGAACAGCAGCAGGGTTGCTACGACGTCGAGCCCGATGAATATCCAGAAGAGCGCGTCATTCATGGCGGCATACTAGCAGGGGAGCCAGAGTGACCGACGTTACCGGTGACCTGGTTTCCCTTTCCCGCGAGCAGGAAGCCCTCCGGCAGACCGTTGGCGTATACGACGGCTTCGCCCGCCAGCCTGGCCTCGCCGTGGCCCTCGCCCGGTCCGGCGCCACCGGCCAGCAGATAGCCGCCGCAGGTGGTTTCCTGCGGGGGCTGGACCTTTCCCGGCGGGTGAGCCTCGCCCGAGCGTCCGGCGTGAAGATCGACCTGACCGACGACGACCGGGCCGCCCTGGCGGCGTACGGCACGTCCTACCAGGACGTGGACCGGATCGCAACGGAGCAGGCGGCAGCAGCCGCGCAGCAGCCGCACGACGACGGCGGTTTCCTCGGAAAGGTGTCCCGGTTCGCGAACCGGGTGACCACCCTGCCCGTCATCAAGCAAGGCTTCCAGGGGCTTGACCGCGTCGCGGACGTGACGAACACGGTGTACCGCGCCGGGACCGAGTACGTTCCCGGGTTCTCCGTGCCGGGTGACATCATGTCGCTGACCGGCCGTGCCGACCCGGCGGGCGACCGCGCCGAAATGGCGCAGGGAATGCAGGCCCGTGGCTACGACCCCGGTAACCCGATCTCCACCCTGGCGTTCTTGTCCCGGGGCAAGCAAGTCTTCTCCAACATGGACAACCTGCGCAGCCAGTACACCCCGGAGCGGGTGGCTCTCGCGCAGGACTACCTCATTGACCCGCAGGGTTTCATGGACCCGAAGCTGGGCCTTGACGACCTGACCCGCCGCGACGCGGCGTTGCGGGACCCGGCGTTCAAGTCGCTGGTCGATCAGGTCGACGCCCGGCGTTCCTCCCCGGGCCGCGACACCGCACAGGCGCTCGGGCTGAACCCGGATTCCAAGCCGTTCACGGTGGTGTCCGGCTCCACAGACGCCGTGTGGGCGTTCGCCGCCGATCCCACGATCATGCTGGGCGCTGCGGCTAAGGCCTCGCGTGTACTGCGTTACGGCATTGACGGCGTGTCGGACAGCGCCCGCATTGAGGCGCTCATGCGGGGTAACACCGCCGTGAAACGCGGGTGGACGCTGTTCCTGGATGACGCGAAAACCATGCGGTCCGGGACCCGCGAGGAAGCCGCCGCCGCCTATGCGCGGATCAACGCGCGGACGTCGGAGCTGCTCCCCCTGGTGGACGAGGTTAACGGCGGCGGGCTCCGTGAGGGGCTGAACGGGCTCGGTACGGCCGGTGGCCCGATCGACACCTACGACGATCTCGTTGAGCATGTCGTTGGCACGACCGCGCTGGTGCGGATGCGCAATGGTCTGGCCGCCTCCGAGGCGAGGCTGATGCCAGGCTCGGTGTCTGCCTATGGCGCGCGCCGCCTTAAGGCGTGGGCCGCCGGTACCCGCACCACGAACGAACTCAAGAAGATCGACCTGGTCAAGGAAGCCAGCCAATTCGTTGGCGACGAGGTCGACTCTGTCGGCATGGCCGGCGAGGACCTGAC